GCTTCTTGCATAATCTGTGAAAAAGCAGGGTCAATAACACAGTAATACCCCTCAGGGCTTGCTCCGTTGGCTATAAGCCCCCGCACAAGCGTCCTGATGGCTTTTAAGCGGTCACGATTCACCATCCCGTTATCCGGTTTGGGTACGTAGATATTAATAGCCACCGGGATCACATTGACAACATCAAGAGAGGTGGTCACTATGGCACGAATTACGATGTGCTCCGCCTTAAGATTCAGCGGTGCCGGGCCTTTATAGACCGGCACGCCTACGGACTCTATCATCTCGTGCAGTATCTCCTCGCTATCAAAACCGTCAGCCATCAATCGCTTTCTTTAACAGTTTAACCAACAGATCATTTGTCTTTACCTGGCTTGAGGCGATCACGTCCTTCCCGTTGATCTGCTCAACCTTCATGGCGTAATCCATCCCGGCCATTCCGATCAGGACGAACCCTTTGCTGTGTACCTGTGCCAGCTTTGTGGCCAGCCGCCTGGCATTTATCACCCCATCCGGTCCGTTTGCCACACCCTGAAAATCATCCGACACAACGTCACCATCAACAATAACCACATATCCGATCGAGGATCTGAGGTTCCCGGTGATGTCGTTGTAGGCGCCGTTCTCTCTTGCCAGCTTGACGAAATATTCGCCAGCATAAGTAAGGGCCTCGATGATCTTCTCCGTGGCGTTTCGTTGGAACTTTAGGTTCCATCGCAACAGATCGGCATCGCCGAACATTGGTGTCAGGCCAGCCATATCTCAGAGTAACTCTGTAATGGGGGCCAGTACACAATCTTCCAGGTGCGACCATCTACGGTCAGCTCATCCGCTCCCGCTATCACATCAGACTTGGTAAAGAACTTAGCGGCCACCTCGATAATGTCACCATCGGGGTGCTTTACCCTGGTGGTGCCCCCCTCCGAGGGTTCCAGGCGGCCAATAATGGTGGATTGCGATTCACTCTTCCCGGCATATTCACCATTGGTAATCACATCAGTGATCACCTTGATGGTGGCTGTATGGGGATATCGTTTTACCACCAATTTGGTTTTGCGTTTCCTGTTCCAATCATAGAAGCGTTTGCCTTTTCCGGCTCACCATTATTTCGATAAAGCTGTTCGGCCAGGGACCTCATCGCACCACGGCTGAATTTCATTGAGAATCTTCCCTCAGAGAAATCAGGGGACGCGACAATGGCCATATAGCAATCAGCAGCACACAACGCCACGGTGGTGTTCGACTCAATGGCATAAGTGGCCGCCCCATCGTTTGCGATAGAGCGGTCCACCAACACCTTAGAGATATAGTTATCGGGAATATCGGAGAGACCCGGATAAGATAATATTGCTTCTTTGATCGTCATGCTTTACGCATCAGTTAATTATGACCAGGAGGTGGCGTTTGTTTTCAGGATGTAGATCGAATCCACATCATTGAAAGTGGGGAACGCATTGGCCTGACCCTTGGTGAATTCAGCCACCGGATCCAGAGAGCTCCACTTGGAGATCAGCACATGATCACGCTTATTCATGACCGCTATCTTCTTGGCGGCAGCCAGGTTCTCCTCGGCAATGGGCCCATGCTTCACCTGCCCCACGCGCTGGTCGGTCACAAAGGTGACATAGCCCGTTTTCCAGGGGGCCACGGAGGTCATGGCGTGAGCCAGGGACTCAAACCTCACGGCTGAGTTCACAATCTGGATGGGCGGCAAGAGGTGACCCTCAAGCAGCATATTCACGGAAGCAAGATCCAGGTATTGCTTGGTCTTGGAGGTTACTCCCCGCCATCCGGCGAATGTTTCCTTGGCCTCGTCTGTGGCCGCCAGATAGTTGAAGGTGGCCAGGTCCATGATGATCTTGGTGATAACGTGTCCATTTTCCCTTGCATCTTCAACCTTCTCCTTGATATCGGCAATCGGCGTAGCCGAGGCGGCAGTGGACCAGATGGTGTCTACTGCGGTCTTGTTCGCCGAGGGAATCCCAAAGTCCACGGTGGTCTCTGTCACGATGCCGTTATTATTGGCGGCGGTCAGGGCCAGGGATCCATAGGATAATGCCTGCATACATAGGTGCTCTGTACGCGCCATCACGCCGGTGTAGCAGAAGTCGACATCATCAAAGACCAGTTTCAAAAGATCCGCCTTACTACCACCGCCGGCCATGGCCTTCATGGTGTTATAGTCATTCAGATCCTTCTCGTCCATTTGCCTCTTCAGGGTGATCTTGGGGATATCACCGCTGATCTTTGTTACGGACCTGCGGGTTTTCAGGGGGGCGCTGGCATTGTACTCGACAACGTCAGCCATCACCGGGGCGCCGCCCGAGCCGGATAGTGATTCCCATGTGAGTTGGGTCGTGTACTTCAGCCCGAAAAACAGCTGCCAGTACAGGGTTCTCAGAAGAGCTTCACGCTTCTTATTGATGTAAGCCTCAAGGTTCTTCTTGTTCAGTTCTTTCAAAAGTGTACGTTCCATTTTGTCTCTTTTTTAAGGGTTACACAAATCTGATTAAGGACAAAGCGGAAAGTGCCTTGATATTTGCATCCACAGAGTAGGGGAGCAGTGATTCCCTAACCCTTCCACGGACCATGATTCCACAGCCCAGGTTGTCATTGGCCAGATCAACGGAGTTCCTTGAAATACCCACGGGGGTGTATTTAAACGCCGCACTTCCGGCAGCCGCTTGCGCCGTTGCCTGTACAAGGCACTCGCCATCAAGCATGGCATGACCCAGGGTGGTACCCACAGTGATGGTGTCATAATCATCCTCCGTGGTAGTGATTTCGGTAATGGCATAAGCCGCACCGACAAGGCCAGAATCGGTGATAAAATCACCCACCTTGAATTCATGGCCCTTCAGGACCTTGTAACCGGTCTCATCATCGGCCTCATCCTCATAGAGCTCGGCCGTTTTGAAGATGTGGTAGATTCCACTGGAATCGACCCCAAGAAGAGCACCCTCTCCAACGGAGGTGGTGGCTGCCTTGAAGTCATCCGGATCTACGACACCCCCACCGGGAATATCCTCCAGCACGAGTTCAACGGCCAGGGATCTTTCGGTATCAGAAGTTTCTTTTACGTACATGACGAATTTTTTTGTTAATGATTAGGATTCTTTTGGCGTCTCAGGAAACTCACTGCTTAGGAAATCATTCATGTCCGAGTCGGCGACCTCGCCGCCTTTTTCCCCTTGGCCGCCATCCACAGAATCATTGATATGCTCCTGCTTCAAATCCAGGTACTCCGTTTCAAGCTCCTTCACCTGGTCCTCCAGGGATGTTTCCTCATCGCTGAGGTCAACCCTTTTGAGCCATTTCTCTTTGAGCTTGTCCGGAATCTTGGAAGCCTTTAACAGCTCCTTGGCCTCGGCCCTCTTACTTGAAATCTCCCGATCCTTTTCTTGTTTCTCCAATCGCTCTTTGAGCTCCTTCTGCTCCCTCATGAATTCCTTCATGTAGGCAGGGATCTTTTCTTTGCCGTCCCCCGTTTCTGTGTCTGGGTCCGGATCTGGATCCTTTGGCTTTTCGGTGGTTTTGCCGTCCTTCAGTTTGTGCTTCTTCTCGTAGTTCTTGACTGCGGTTTCGGAAGCTTCTAAAACCCGGCGATCTGTTTCTGATTGGAGGAGAGTGTCAAAAGTGACCCCGCTGATTGCGGTCTCGATCTGATCCTCTGAGGTGACAGTTTTAGCCATCTTGGTGGCCTGCCTGTCAAGGATTGAGTCCTGAACCCCATTGAATTTGGTTTTCAGGGCCTCTAACAATTTTTGTTTCATTGGCGCTTTCTCTTTAAAATATAAGAGCGCCTCAGATTTTTTTAGAGGTGGTATTTGTTGCCCCGCTTCTTGGCCTTCGTCCTGGTTTCCTTACGGGATAAGAAAAATGAGAGGGCCAGAGCACTCAATGGGATCCCGATCGCCAGTGCGGCCTCGGCCCATCTGGGTAAATCTTGCATCTTTTACTTTAAAATATATCTCGGTTTAGTATTCCAATTTGATCCTTTCCAAAACGGATACCACAGGAATAGTCATCATGCCTGTGCCGGACCTTTCCGATTTTTTAAAGTTCACGCATGAGATATGGGGGATTATGGTGATGTTGTCTTTTGTCTCTTTCTCAATCCACCCAACAGAAAGGCAAATCATATTCTTAGGGGGTTTGATCATTTTGATTCCCGTCCATACATTCATGGTATCCTGATAGGAGTCCACCCATTTTATCAAGTACAAGCGTTTTTTCATTTTACATTAGCTTTCAGCACACCTTTAGGAATAATCTTAAGTGCCTTTCGTGGAATATACTTCCCATCCTTAAGTGTGAAGTTGTCTTTGACCCAATAGGGTGTGGTGGATAGTCTTTTAATTTGGACCGTGTTGTTCTGGATATACTGACGGGCCTGTCCTGGGATAGATCGTATATGACCCTTGACGGGTTTGTCCGACACTAATTGTTCCACGAAGGCGTCCGGCTCGGCAAGGATGGGTACTGTGTGGCAATAGCAGTTTGGATGCCAACCTCCGAAAACGAAAGTTTTCGGGTACTTCCCGACCATGGAGTCGCAATTGTGTACAACAAAACCATTTACTATATAGCTGTTGTCATTTTCAACTTCAAGATTATATTTGGTAATGGGAGTAGATTGTTTCTGCGTATAGTGACGAACGTGGGATATCTCAACGTCCATGAATTCATACTCACCATTATGGTTCATTAATACTCTATCTATCTCTTCGCTACACGATTTCAGATCTTCTCTAATACGCTTTCCCGGAAATCTCAGGACCCGATATCCCATATCTTCAATCTCTTTCTGCCTCGCTAAATCGGCCTCTTTGTCCTGGTGCCAATACTCCCCATCACATTCAATCACGATATCATATCCGGGTAATACAAAGTCAGGCTTAAATATCCGTGGGCGGCCAAACTTATTCAACGCTTTACGCTCCAGAACAACTCCCTTTTCAAAATCAATACCCTTTTCCCCAAGCAACCACTCAATCTTTTTCTCAATAAATGTGGAATTGTGGTATTTGCCGAGAGCTTGGTTTGCCCTTTTATGCACTTCTGGATCCTGAAAGTGGAACTCTCCTTTAGCAACTTTTTTAGCAATATTCTTCTTAAGCGTGGCGACTCTTTTTTTGATAGTATATGGGTTTAAAAGATTATCTATATTCTTTCCTGATGCTACATACTCT